GGTTTTAACAATTCAAGGTACAGCAGCAACCAACCCTTGCACGTTGATTTACACAGGCGTTGGTCTGGCTACACCGGATACAACTGACTACCTAACCCTCACAGGCGTTCGTGCCTACCCTCTGGTAGACACTTGGAATGCTGGGTCAAACACAACCAATAACGGCTCACTCGGTTGGACATTTAACGAAGCTGTTGTTATTGCTGGCACTAGCACTTTCTTTCTTATGTTTTAAGATGTAGACGGACAAAAAATGAAAAATCAAGTACCCTCAAGAACATTGCCAGATGGCACTGTAGAAGCTGCCCATAACACGGAAACTGTGTGTCTCCACTGCGGGTACGACTTAGATGAGGCGGAGCTTGTTGCCGACGCATGCGCGGATTGTGGTAAACCGTTAAACCTCAAACGGTCAGTTGCCATCCAAGTAACAACCTTACCTTCTATTTTTGGTGGTGTAATGTGATTCTTTACAGCAAGCGCGTTAACCATGATAGACCCATTCACCGCCCTAGCTGCTGTAAACACAGCAATCAAGCTCGTCAAGGCTACGGTTAAGACCGTCCAGAACCTTGAGAGTCTAGGGCCGTGTCTGGGTCAGTTCTTTGGCGCTAAAGCTGAAGCAATTAAGGTAGTCAAGGCCGGTGGATTCAAAGGCTCTGCAATGGGTCAGGCGCTTGAGTTAGAAATGGCGATTGAGTCTGCCAGAGCGTTTGAAGAAGAAGTGAAGATGCTGTTCTTTCAGTCCAACAAAATGGACGTATGGCAAAAGATCGTTGCCCGTGCTTCTACCATTACAAGCGCCCAGATTCAAGCGGAGCGCCGTGAACGAGAAGCCAAGAAACGCCGTGCTGCTGAGATTGATGAGTTGCTAACTATTATCTTGATACTGTTTGTCACTGCTGTAGTAATAGGAATTGTTGGTTGGTTTATATGGGAAGCTGTTCGGCAATGCGCTCCTAATTGTGGTTATAACCGTTGAGGACTGACATGGACACACTACTTAGCATCTTAAAGAACGTGGCTCCGGGTATCGCTACTCTAGTAGCTGGGCCTGCTGGAGGTGCAGTTGTTTCTGCACTAGCGGCTAAGTTCGGGGTATCTGATACCGTTGAGGAAGTTGCCAAAGCTATTGCAGGTGATCCCGCTGCGGCGCAGAAGCTGGCTGAGATGGACTTGGAAAAGTTTCGCATTGAAGAAGCCGCTGTAACCTCACGCTGGGAAGCTGACATGGGTTCAGACTCATGGCTGTCCAAGAACATCCGCCCAATGGCGCTGATTGCTATCTTTGTAGCGTTCTTCTTGTTTACGATGATGTCAGCGTTTGGCTACAACGCACAAGAATCCTACGTGCAACTGCTAGGCCAGTGGGGTCAGATCATCTTCCTCGCCTATTTTGGTGGTCGCACAATTGAAAAGTTGGCTGACATGAAGGCTAAGAAATGAACCTCACAACCAATTTTTCCTTGCACGAGTTAACCAAGAGCGAGGCCGCGCTACGCCATGACATGGACAACACGCCGTCGCCAAGGGCCTTGGCTAATCTACAGGCTTTGGCCACCGCCGTCCTGCAGCCCGTGCGCGATCACTTTGCGCGGGGCGTGAAGGTCAACTCGGGCTACCGCAGCCCTGATGTAAACGCCAAGGTCGGCGGCTCGCGGACCTCGGACCACTGCCAAGGCATGGCCGCTGACATCGAAATACCGGGCGTTCCCAACCACCAACTGGCCGAGTGGATTCAAGGCAATCTCCCCTATACACAACTGATCTTAGAGTTTTATACTCGTGGGGTGCCCGATTCCGGTTGGGTGCATGTTTCGTACAACCCCGACAATTTAAAAAAACAAGACCTTACCGCCGTGAAAGAGAACGGCAAAACCGTCTACTTAAACGGCCTGTCGGCCTAAAGGAGCCCTTTGTGCCTGTAACTAAACCAAAGCCAAAATCCACGGTCAATGCCGCAGGCAACTACACCAAGCCGAGCATGCGCAAGGCGTTGTTTGGCAAAATCAAAGCCGGCACGGCGGGCGGAGACCCTGGGGAATGGTCCGCGAGAAAAGCCCAGCTGTTGGCCAAGCAATACAAGGCCAAAGGCGGGGGCTACAAGTGAAAGACCCCCAAAAATCCCTGAAGGACTGGGGCGATCAGAAGTGGCGTACCTCCGACGGCAAGCCCAGCAAGGGCAAAAAGCGTTACCTGCCTGACGCGGCATGGGGCGCTTTGTCGCCTGGCGAGAAGGCGGCCACCAACCGAGCTAAATCCAAGGGCAACGCCAAAGGCAAGCAGTTTGTAAAACAGCCAAAAACCGTTGCCAAAAAAACAGCAGGGTACAGATAAGTTATGGCACTTCTTCGACTTGCTCTCAAACCAGGTATTGACAAGCAGAACACCGAGTACGGCGCTGAGGGCGGCTGGGTGGACGCAGACTACGTGCGCTTTCGTTATGGCTTGCCTGAAAAGCTGGGCGGCTGGACAAGGTTTGGTGGCAGCCTTATAGACTTTGTGGGTTCCACAAGCGACATCTTTACTTGGAATGACTTGAAGGGTGCGCCTTATGCCGCCTTGGGCACCAACCGCAAGGTCTATGCCTTTTACGGGGGTGCGTGGGCGGACATTACTCCCATCCGTGCTACTGGTGCGTGCACCTTTACCACCACCAATGGCAGCACTACGGTGACTGTCAACGACGCGCTACACGGGGCGGTTGTGGGCGACTTTGTCACTTTTGACACGGTCACAGGCAACCCGGGCGGCATTCCCAATGCAAGCCTAGAAAACGAATTTGAAATCCAACTGGTACCGAGTGACGGCACCTACACCATTTTGTCCCCCACCGCCGCCACCGGCACCGCTTCTACGGTTGGAACGGCCACTGCCACTTACCAGATCAACGTCGGAAGCGACGTCAGCTTTGTCGATTTTGGTTGGGGCGTCGGCACTTGGGGCTTAAGCACTTGGGGCACGCCGCGCCCCGCTACTTCGTCCATTACCCTGTTAGCACGGACATGGCAGTTTGACAACTACGGCCAAGACTTGGTGATGCAGTTGGTGGACGGCGGTATATACGAGTGGGACCCAAGCACGGGCCTTAACACGCGGGCCACGGCTATCGCTGGTGCCCCCACAAAAAGCAAGTTTGCGATCATCTCCACGCCTGACCGGCACTTAGTCTGCTTTGGCACGGAGTCCACGCTTGGCGATCCGACAAGCCAAGACCCAATGTTTGTGCGCTTTTCTAGCCAAGAAAGCATTGGCGAGTTTGTGGCCACAGCAACGAACACGGCCGGCGGACAACGGCTCACGGACGGCAATGAAATCGTTTCGGCGCTGCGTTCGCGCGGCCAGATTTTAATTTGGACAGACACTTCCCTGCACGGCCAGCAATTCCTTGGCCCGCCATTTACCTTCGGCTTTCAACAGCTGGGCGCCAATTGCGGCATTATTGGCCCGCACGCATCGGCCGACGTCAACGGCGTGGCATATTGGATGAGCAAGGACGCGTTTTTTGTCTTTGACGGTACGGTCAAGAAAATTCCTTGCACCGTGCAGGACTACGTTTTTGAGGACCTAAATATTGCGCAGGCCCCCTCTGTGAACGTAGGCATTAACACCCAGTTCAATGAAGTCACCTGGTTCTATGCAACGCTTAACAGCGACTATGTCAACCGCTTTGTAACGTACAACTACATGGAAAATGTGTGGTCGATTGGCTCTATGGCGCGCACGGCATGGACGGATATCGGGACGTTTGATAATCCCTTGGCCACAAAGTACGAGCCGCTGAACAACGAGCCCACCCTCACCACAATTTATGGTCTCACGGCAGGCCGGAGCTATCTGTACAACCAAGAAGAGGGGGTAGACGACGATGGCCAGCCCATAGACGCTTTCCTGTACTCGGGCTACTTTGACATCGGGGACGGAGACCAAGTGCTGTTTATGAAACGCTTCATTCCTGACTTCAAGCGCCAAACGGGGGACCTAACAGTCCGGCTGCTCTTGCGCCTTTATCCACAAACGAGCGCCACCCCAAGCTCGCTGGACCCGTACATCATCACGCCCACCACAGACAAGGTGGATACGCGCGCGCGCGGCCGGCAGATTCAGCTTCGTATTGAGAGCGACGAGCTTAACGGCTGGTGGCGCTATGGCACGATGCGTGTCGACATCGTTCCTGATGGGTTGAGATGAGCAAGATTACCAACGTCCGGCTGCCTAACGCCTCCCCGTCAGGCTACGACCCTTCCCAGTTCAACCAACTGGTACGCTCGCTTGAGCAGATTATTCTTCAGCTTAACAGCACTTACACCCCTGTTGTCACGGAGGACAAGGACCAAGCGCAAACTTGGTTTTTTGGAAAATAATGGGAAACGCATACAAACGCTTTAACGAGACACTGGTAACAGCAACGCCAAAGGTGGTGTTGACAGTTCCTGCGGCTACAACGGCTATCGTCAAATCTATTTGGATAGCAAACGCAAACGCGGCAAGCACCAATATAACCGTCACCTTTTCCCCTGGCGGAAGCGGAACACACTATTTAGTGCCTTCGGAAGCAGTAGCCTCTAACGTGTATGTAGACCTCTTGGCCGGTTGGAACGCGGGCCCTCTAGTACTTGAGCAACTTGACGCGTTGACGGTCACATCTTCGCAGAGCACTGTTTACGTTGTAGTAAGCGCTCTTTTAGTGGACAGAAGTTAAAAATTTAATGGATAATCTTGTCAATCTCGCGTCCTTCCCCAGCGCGCGGCCCATGAGGCCTTTGGCAAAAACTAAAAAGGACCATCATGGCAAATGAAGGAATCATGGCGCTACCCCAAGGGGAAGCCATGCCGAGCGAAGAAGCTCAAGATCAACGGCCCACTGTCACGAGTGCGCAATCGTACGACGCCGCCCAAACAGCCTTGGGCATGACCCGCCCCGACGACCTTGCAATGCTCAAGGAGTCGTTGCGCCAAAACATGGCGGAAGTGGACTTAAAACCCGCTGAATTGGCCGCTTTTATTAACTTGTTGGAATACATCTCTCAGCGCCCTGCCGAGTACAGCCAAATCCGTCAAAAGCTTATTGACGACGACCTTGTCGACCCTGAGGACATGCCGGAGGAGTACGACGTTGAATTTATCGGCACGATGCTGGCCGTACTGAACGAAGTACAGATGAGCCAAGCACAGGGCGCGCAAGCCCCCATGATGGACATGCCTCCCGTTGAAGGGGCGGATGCCATGCAAGGCATGGGCCCCATGCAGCCGATGGCCATGGCCGAGGGCGGGTTGGCCGACGTGGCCTCTTACTTGGCCGCACAGGGTCGCCATGGTGACACCATGCTGGCGCACATCACACCCGAGGAAGCACAGCTCCTCAAAGACCGTGGCGGCTCTGGCACGATCAACCCGGTTACCGGCTTGCCTGAGTTCTTTAAATTTTTGAAGAAGATATGGAAGGGCGTGACCTCCGTTGCAAGGAAAGTGCTTAAAAGCCCAATTGGCCGCATCTTGGCGACCGTTGCGTTGGCCATGGTCCTCGGGCCAGGGGCAGCGGGCTTTTCAGGCTTTGGCTTGTCTGCCGGAACGGCAGCGGGCCTAGCCTCTGGCGCGGTGACCCTAGCAGGCGGCGGCTCCATTAAGGACGCGCTCGTCTCTGGCGCGATGGGCTACATTGGGGGCGGCGGAACGGTCATGGGTGCCAATCCCTTGGCATCGGTTGGCCAATACCTTCCCGGTGCGGCAGGTAGCGCGCTAAATACAGGTTTGACCACCGGCGCCATCGGCGCAGGTATTGGCAAGCTGAGTGGCATGAGCACCCAAGACGCCTTACGCATGGGCCTGACTTCTGGCGCATCGGCCGCAGCACTGACTGGCCTGCAGAACACGAGCCAAGCGGCGCTTGGGGGAGGGACAGCTCAAGACCTCTTGAATGCGCAAGCTGCCAGCGGCGATGGAACAGGTTTGCAACTGCCACCGGGCGCTGCCCCGGAGCCGGGATATACCGTAGCAGGAAACACTGTTCCTCCTGCCGGCGCCCCCGTACAGGCGCCCGTTGACGCCTCTTCTGCCCTGCAGCTGCCGCCGGGCGCTGCCCCGGAGCCGGGGTATACCGTAGCGGGTGCCAAGCCCGGCTTTTTTGATGAAATGACCACCGGGGCCAAGAACTTGTACTCAGAATACTTGTCTCCTAGCCGCCCGGGGATGGCGGCAGATGCGGGCATGTTCACCAAGTACGCTCCATTGGCAGCAGCCGGAACAGCTGCTATCGGTCTGGCGGGGGGCATGAAGAGCGAGCCGGTAAACCAAAACCCGGCATTTAACCGCGCCTACACGGGCTCGGACTACATGCGGGATAACCCTGCCCAATTTGCAGGGGGCCTGA